GCACTTAATTTCTCTGTGATGGATTTATCCCATCTGACTTTAATTCGTCTGACAACGTCTGTCTTGGCTTGTTGTGATAAATATTTTTCTTGAGAAGTCACACCGAGTTCTTCATAGAATATTAGACGCTTAAATTCGTAAATTGTAGTTGGACGATCGTTTCCGTCTGTTCCTGTTTTGATGTCTAGCAATTCGGCTTTCCATCTGAGATTATTAGTCTGTCTCTTCGGCATTTTGAATCGCTCCTTGCACGATAAATGGCGTCATGGCATTCATAGCTTTGTCGAGTTCATCCTCTGAAACTCTATATTCATAGGCAATGCCGGCAACCATCAAAATAAGATATTCTTGTTGGCCACCAGTTGCTGTTTTGACATAATCTTTTGCCATATTTAAATAAAAAGAGAGCAAAGAATCATCCATGCCCTCTTCAAAATGAATATGTGATTTGAATTTTTCCTCTAAAGACAATTCTTTAGTTTGCTCTTCCATCTTAACCACCAACTGGTTTTGTAATTTCGTAGCGATATACTGCCGGTTCAAATGGAGAATAAACCAATTGACCATCTAGCAAGTTGTAAATTTGGAATCCAATTTGATTTTTACCAGAGAATTTTTCAACAAGTTTTTGAATTTCCAAGGCACCAATAACTTCTTGAATTTTAAATGCAGAAAAATCGCCAAAATATAAAACTGGTGTGTCTGGTTCACCCTTTTTATCTGCTGCATCTGTCCAATCCACAGGATAGCCAACTAATTGGTAACCTATTCCACCTTCTGCTTGTGTAAATGGACGCAACAAAGGAAATCCATCATCTGTTTTCATTTTTTCAATAGCAGTCAAAGCAGCTCGATTAATAATAAAGCGTCCCTTTTTCATCACTTCTGTCACTGGTGTATTTTTAAATTCGATTAATGCATCATATAATTTTTGCCCAGCACCTGCAGCAGTTAGATCTAAAGGTTTTTCAAATGCTACAGCCTTTTTGGCTAATGCACCAGGATTTTCATTTCCAGCGTCATCACCATTGAACATATAATTGATTTCTTTACGCACATAAGCTTTTTTCAATTCTTCCACAACAATATCTTCAACTGGAACACCAGACATTTTTAGTAATTTTTTAGTTACTGTTGCCAAAGCATCGAATTCGGCAGGATCAAGCAAAATTTCATCAAACTGAATAGCTGTTTCAGCAATATCAGTTGAACGCTCTTTCTTGTTTACATTCGCATCTGCTTTCTTCACAAGAATTGGATATTTGACATCTCCTGATGTTCGCACCACTGTTCCGTATTTACGAAGTAAATTTTCTTCTTGAGCATAAGTAATAACTTCAGATGCAATTACTTCTGGGACAGTAACTGAACCGTTGCCAGCTTCAATCCCTAAAGCTCGAGCTTCTGCTTCAGAAATATTTCCAACTACAAAATTAGCAAATGCTTTTCGTAGTTGTTGATCTTTTTGTTTATTGGTCATTTTTGCACGTGCCTCCAATCCGTTCTTAATTGATCCAAGTAATCCATCTCGTTGCTGTTGAGTAATCATTCCAGAACGATTTTCTGAACTATCTTCACTGTCTGAATCTTCTTCTTGATCGTTGTCTTCACCAGAACGATTTTCATCGCTTCCAGTCGAGCCGTCTGATCCACCTGTTCCTTCGTCAGCATCTGAACCTTCATCTGATCCATCGGCTTCACTTAGTTCACTTTTGATTCCGTTCAATTCATCAACAACGGCATCAATTTCTTTTGTAATAGCTTCTAAATCAGCTTCGCGTAATTCTCCTGATTCAACTTTTTCACGTAATTCAGTCAATCGTTGTTCACGACGTGCCTTCATTTTTTTCAATAATTCTGTATCCATGTATTTTTCCTCCTACGCTTCTAGCGCTTGATTAATTTTTTTGATTAATTTTTTTCTTTCTTCGACGTTTTTTTCTAATTCATCACGACTTCTTAATGCTGCCTCTGTATCTTCATAAGCCGGCAAAGGAACAATAGAAACCTCATATAATTCCACTTCGCTAATTGTTCGAAGCATAGGTTCTGAATTGTAGTCCCATGTTTCTTCAGTTGGTACAAATCCAAAACTACATTGATTAATGTCTCCGCGTTCCATAGATTTAACCAAGTCTCTTGCTACCGTTGTGTCTGGCAAATCGACTTCGAATTTCAAACCATGATCGTCTTCTGACAATCGAAGGGTTCCGCTTTTGGTTCGCCCTAGTACATTAGACCAATCGTGGTTAAATAAGCAACGTACATCGGAGTTACTAATCGTTCTAGCAAAAGCGCCTGGTGCAATGACTTCACTCAAATCGTCCCATAATAGTGTTGGGCTATTGAATACAGCAGCATATCCACTAATGGTCCTCGTATGAGTTTCTTCATCAGAACGCGTTGAAAGGTTGGTGATGTCAATCGTGCGAATTTCCTTCTTCTTCATTTCCATCACCTCCTTTCAAGTTTTGATCATTCGTTGGTAAGGAATCATCTGTTGCATTTTTCTGGCCAATCCTAGACAAGTCATTTGAAATATAGATAGCTTGTGTTTCTGGAGTGTTCTGTTTAGGAAAACCAAGCATTTCTGCCACATTATCTGGACTTGTAATCCCAGTACGAACAATGTTGTAGCCAATATTTGTTTTTGTTGAGTAAGGAACAAAATCCAAGATGTTGATTTTCCATTCCACCCGATAGCCAGAATTTGGCATAAAAAAAAGAGCGGTGTAATGTTCGCTCTTGTTCTTCAATATTGGTTTGATTGCTTTGTTATGCAGATACATCATCGCTTTTTCAATGTCTGTTTTCATCAACGATTGATACGTATCAACATTGATTCCTAAAAATTTACCTAAGTCTTTTTTATAAACACCTAAATAGTTCAAAATAGCCGCGTCATCAACAGGACTTTTTAACGTCTCGATGGAATATCCTTTTCCCAGAGGAATCATCTTAACAGAATGATCACTGTCATTTTGCGTTCCTTCCAGTTGATCCAATATAGCTTTGACAATTTTCGTTTGGGCGCTATTATTTGGATTGATGTGGGCGTCCAGTTTAAGCATGAACGCGAGTAAACCACCTTTAGTATATTTGTCCGTCAAAACTTTTTCAGCGCTCAGAACGCCTTCCAGAGTGTTTCTTGCAAGGTCAATTATTCCAGCACCTTTTAATGAATCAGTTCCGATGTTCTTAATATGTCGAATCATTTGACCAGGTATTTTTTGTCCATTCATTTCAAATTCTTCTTGAAGTCGTTCATTAATTTTAGTGGTTACACCGTATGCCAAATGAAGCTGGTCCCGATCTGTTAATGGGAATGTCTCACCATTGATCAGTAGGGTATTTGTTTCCAATTTGGTAAATTCGAATCCGGTCAAATAATCATTGGGATTCTTCAAAATTTTTAGCAAGTGGTGGTCCTTCACTTCATTACCGTCTGGACCTATGACAACAGGTGAGGACAACGCTACCTGGTTTGAGATATCCTGGACCAATTCATAAACATCAGAAGATTCCATGATAGAGGAATCTGTTACATATCTTTGACCGTAACGCGTATAGTGGCCAAACATATCCTCGATGTACCCACGCTTTTCCATAAAGGAATAGACTGCATTCGATAACCGATCACGTAATTTCAATATTTCTCACCGCCTTTCTATTTATCTATAGATGGAACTAAGGTAATCATCTAATTCATCCGAATCAATATCTGTCATCTGATTCATCGTTTCCTTATGACCACACAAAAACGCCACGAAACCATCAATCTTTTTCTTTGATTGACGTTTACTTGGCGCTTTTTGTCCGTTGATGTTAGTGATTGCTACAACGTTCAAGGTGCAATAAAGGAACAATGGATTATCAAATTGAATTCGTTTCTCATAAAACAACCGTTCGACATCATCAAGCGGTGAATTTAACACTCTTGGATACTGCGAAACTTCTACACATTCAAGTCCAAGATTTTCAAATTTTTCAACTAGCTTTTCGCTCATCGCTGGATCATAGTTTATCTGTTGAATATCGTATAAATCCATGCAGTCCTCGATATATTGTAAAATTTGTTCTTGATCAATTTGTTTTCCGTCGCAGAATTCAACAAATCCTTGTTCGGATAATTCACGATATGGAACGTTATCTTCTTTTTCGCGAAAGTCTAAATTTTCATTTGGAATAAAATAAAGCTGTTTCACTTTCAGAATTGCTTTGCCATCTTCATCCCACGTTGGAAAATTCAGCGATACACAGGTTAAATCTTTTGTTCGTGATAAGTCTAAACCGATATAACATGGTTCGCCACTTAAATCACCAAGTTCTTGTGTGGTAACTAAACATGGCTCTACTTGATCCCGTTCAAAGAAATTATCCGCGCCGTTTACAAATACATCCAAGTGCTTCGTTAGAAATTCGGCTTTTGAATGGGCTGACCGTTGTGCTGTTTTAAATGCGGACTCTAAAGCGGAAAGATCGACTGATATTCCCCAGTTAGGATTGCACATTTCCCAAACTTTTCTATCCGTCCAATCATAGTTTTTATTTGGTTCATAGATTAGAACGAAGTTCGAATCATTATCATCACGTTTCAACACTTCTTTTGCTTCACGATATACGCGCATTCCAACAGACGATGAACCTTTCCCAGCAGTTGAAATATTAAACATCAATGGTTGTGGTAAAGAGATTTGAGCAGATTTAAAATTGTCATACTGTTCCATCTTCTCTTGCTTATGCAATTCATCATTCAACACAAAATAAGGATTCGATCCCTCGATATTATCAATATTCTTCGTTTGAACAATAAATTTATTCGAGTAAGCCATATCTTCATGAATATAGTCATAAGTAATACTAGAAACAGTTCCTTTTGGTCCTCTAAATATTTTTGTTCCTTCAAGTAGTATTGGATTATTTAAGATTGTAACTGCAAAAGGTTTGGCAGCATATTGTGCTTGAGCAAAATCAGAAGCGCATGCATAACAATCGACTGACAAAGCACCTTCTCCATACATTGCATAGCCTAATGAACCGACAGCAATCAATGTTTTACCGTTCTTTTTAGGGATTTGGACATACGCTTCACGAGTAACACGGACAATTTGCCCTTTTTCATTTTCTTTAACCCATCCATACATCCACGAGTAAATAAATTTTTCCCAAGGTTCTAAAATGAATGGCTTTCCAACCATCTCACCTTTTGTGTGAACAATAAACGACTCAACCCAGTCCATCATTTCATTCGCACGATCTACATCAAACCAAATATCTTTACGTTTTTTCCACCGATACCAACGATCCACTGCCAAACGAACAGTTTTAGGATATTTCCCAGGTTTCTTTCTTACTTCTTTTGCAAATAAATCGGCATAATTTACACCAGGTTCGATCATTTTTCAGTACCTGCCTTCTTACGCCATTTGTTTCTGTGCGCTGCTAGTTCATCTACTGGCTTTTCTTCTGGACGTGTAATTTCTTCATCTTTTCTTGCAGTCGATCCGCCAGTTATTTGTCTACCAGTTTTAGCCTTATTCGTTAGCCCCAACAAATCTAGAGCTTTCATTTTCTTATCTGACCAAGTTTCTACTTGCTGCGCCAATGGATGCTTCGATTGATTAGTGGCACCTGATTTATTCGTGAATTTTTGCGTCTCCGGAAAGCCTTTTTCCTTCCACAAAAGATATTTGTGTTGGTAAATTTCAAAAATATCCAAATATGATTCGATTAATGGATCAAGAGTGATGGTGTACAAATCAGACAAATTCATTATTTTTAAAATACGAGCTTTTTCAGCACTTACTTTTTCATCAACAATCGCTTTACGTTGCGCTTTAGTCGTCATACTTGTATACACCCCCCTTTGTTTTTTGAAAAATTTGACCTAACGATGCGCGTGACTCCCCGCTACCCTATCTCCCCACGCGAAAAAATTTTGAAAATGGATAGGGGGGGTTAATTAAAATACGAAGGAAAAACTTTTTTGTCTTCTGTTTCGTTTTCAACAATTGGATGACATTTTGAACATAAAAGCATGAGATTGTTTTGATCAAGCTTAAGCAATTCATTGTCTTTGATTGGCACGATGTGATGGACGTGTGCCCTCTTTCCAAAGATGAACTGACCACATCGCTGACAGTGGCCACCTTCTCTTTCGTAAATAAATTGGCGCATATCTTTCCATGCTTGCGTTCGATAGAATGGTTTGTTCTCATGATGATAAACAGACTTTGCTTGCTGCTTCTTCTTGCGTGATCTGCTTGATCTCTTGTGTTCAGTACAGTAGATACCCTTTGCTATCTTGTTCGTGCATCCGTCAAACTGACAGTACTTCATTCTGCTTCACGAATAAGATGGATGATGTCTCCTTTTGCACGGACAGCACCAGGAATATCAATACCATGTTTCTTAGCATATGCACGCAATTCTTTTGCAGTCATGTTGTCCAGTTCATCCGTTTCTTCAGCGGACTGATCATTAGTAGCTTCGTCTCCATCAAAATCAGCAGCGGTGTTTCCATCGCTATCAAGAATTTCACTGCTATCAGTAATAAGTTCACCATTAACCGCCACAAACGTTTTACCATCACTTAAGATTCCTTTTTCTTCCGTTACTTCAAAATCAGGTTCTTGACCTTTTGGAACTACGACAGTCTTTTTCTTTTCTGAATCCCAATACTCTGTTCCTGTGATGGATGTTCTAATTTTGATCATTACCATTTTGATTCTCTCCTTTGTAATTTGTGCTAATTACTTTTGCACCCATTCGCTCATACCATTCAACCTGTTCCTTTAAGTTAGGTAAGGTCCTAGAGATCAATGCTATGGTCAGCTGAGTTTTGCGTTCTGTTCGATCAACTATTGCTCCAGAATATTTTTCAATAGTCAGGCTATTATCAATACTGACACTACAGTGGTTGCCATTCCAGCTTGGCTTGATATCGCTAATCACAATATTTCCATTGGCATCTTTTATTTCATTTTTAATCCAATGTCTACTGTTGTCATCTTCAATCGCTTTTTTATAAACTTGCCCCATACCCGCTGGAACATCAAAAGTAAGTACAGCCTCATGAAAATCATTCATAGATAAAACTCCTTTCAAAATAAAAA